AAGGCCTTTTTCACCGTTCGCCATTTTGCCTTTAAGTTCTTCACCTAAATCTTTCACAGAATCGGTGGCTTTTTTCAACTCAGCGGCGAGCTGTTCAACATTTTTTTCTTGTTCGGACATATTAATTTCCCTCATTGATTGATTTTAAAATAGTTAGTGCATTGCTGATTTCGTTGTTTTCAGGCTCGCCCTGAATAAGTTTTCGCAAACCATGACCAGCAACAACCGTGGCTTGTGCTTTTGAGAACCCTAAATCTCTCAGGGCTTTTTCAAATTCCGGTAAAGTAGGCAAACTACCTTTCGCCAAAGCGGATTTCACCACCTCAACACGGCTTTCTTCATTAGCCGGGAATGTAACAATTGAAATTTCTTTCAAGTCAATTTCGAGCAATTCTAAGACGTCATCCACTTCGTTATACGCCCACTTATTCAGCCGATACCCAATAGATAAACCATCAATAGCGCCGGCAAGTAAAAGCGCATGAATCTCTTTTGCTCTTGCAACGTCATTCACAAGCAAACGCCCTTCACCATATAAACCGTGCTCATCTTCTTTAAGCAACGTCCAAACACCAATAGGCTGATTGCGATCATGATTCCACAATACAGGTGGCATTTTATTTTGAGCATTCCAACCTTGAATGGACTGTGCGAATGCCCCCTTTCGGACGACTTCATCGTAGCTATCTGGAACATCAAAAACATTACAATAGCCAGAAAAAAAGCCGTCTTCTTTGACGGCTTCGGTTTTAAATAATAGGTCTTTAACCTTAATTGACATTTTCTGTTTCCTTTCCTATTTTATCGATTGATGTTAGGTTTAACTGGACAGTAAGCTGATCTGCACCATCAACCGGCGGTAAATTTTCCAACGCCCTCACCTCATTACGGGTCATTACGCCATTTTGTAATAAAACAGTATAAAAACTCGCACGCCCCGCACTATCCGCTCGAAGTAGTCCCTCAACGCTAAAAATAGGGTAAAATTTTGAACGCTCACTAGGCTTCAACAACTTCCGCGTGATGGTCTGTTCAATCCGTTTTAGAGTTGGATTGAGTGAATAGGTTAAGAAATTTTGGTTAATTTGTTCCGCACTTGACGCCCAAGACGAGGATTTATCTGTGCTGTAAATTAACTGTGGAGGAACCCCAAACGCACGACAAATCTCTTCAATACCAAAATAACGGCTTTCGAGTAATTGTGCATCATGAGGATTAATCCAAGCGCCTGACATATTTGCAGGCTCCATTCCAGCCTCAAGAATCATCCATTTGCCGGCGTTCTCAGGTTTACCAAATTCGCCCAACGCAGTACGCATTATTTTCCGTTGTTCTTCTGTCAAGACGCGCTCGCCTGTCTTCAAAAAACCACCTGCTTTAAGGTTATTTTTAAAGGCTTTAGATGCAGCATTGTTAGCGTCAATCTGCAATCCCATAACTTGAGCCTGATAGGCAATCGGAGATAGACCAACCAAACCATCAAGCGTAAATCCACGAAAATGCAATATTTCTGATTCGTCGTACTCTCCACCATCAACATTATTTTTAGTGTAAGTGTAAGATATAGTTCCATCATCGCGACGAGTTACGCGCATATACTGCGGATCAAAAATATCAAGCGCCACTACGCGTTCACCAACTCGGACAATTCGACAGTAAGCATTCCCCCACAAATCAAGATTTGCAATGACGGCTTCCCAGAATTCGCTTGAACACATATCAGCATTTGGTGTGTCATGGATAATTTTATAAAGTGGGTGATCTGCCGCTATTTTCCGTTCTGAATTTTTTAAATGAAACGGCAATGACGCTATCGTCTGACTGCGAAGCCTGACACACGCCCAGACCGCACTTAATTTCAATGATTTTTCAGCATCTACCGTTGTTCCTGAACCGCTTGATTGACTGACAAAAGGCTCTGATGTAGAACCTTTATCAAGGCGTTTCCCGCCACCGAACCAACGGTCATAAAATCTGGCCCACCAGCCTTGATCGTTTAATGTACTCATGCGATTACAATGTCCTGTAAATATGAATCAATATTTTGCGGTGTTTCTGCTGTTTCAGCTATCCCGCGAGCCATAGACAAAGCCACTATGCCATCAATGCGCCCTGTTGCTTTGTGCTTCTCAAATTTTCTATTTCCGGCGGGATCTTTTACGATAACGGCATTCGCCGCACACATTGTTAAAACCGGGTGCATTCCGTGACGTAGATTCGCATTAAGCAAATCACTTTCGAGCGCGTCAATTGCGGGTGACATATCTTTAAAACCCTGACCAAACGGAACCAAAGGTAAATCAATCCCTTGTAATTCCATTTCTTTTTTAAAAATATCAATGCGCCAACGGTCAAAGGCGATCGCCGCAATATCAAAATCACTTAGAATTTCAGCAATATCGCGCACTACATAGGCATAATCAACCGTTGCACCGGGTGTTGTTCGGATAAATCCCTGTCGCGCCCAAACATCGTATGGAACCCTGTCCCGCTTTGCTCTGTCTTCGATACCAATTTCAGGCGTCCAGAAGAAAGAATATACGTTAGTTTTACCACCATATTCCTTAGCGGTCAGCACTAAAGAGGTTAAATCGGTACGCGCGGATAAGTCCAAACCGCCGTAAGCAGTTAAACCGTTAGGGCTGCCTTGCTCATCACCATTCTCTTTCCATACATCAATTGAAACAAAGGTCGAAACTGTACTTACACGTTGATTAAGATTGAGATTGCGGAATGTGTTTTCAAAACTTGGCATGCGATTAGCCTTATCAGCAAGTTTACGAATATCTTCTTCACTACGGAACACACCTAAAGCCGGATTGGCCTGTTTCCACGCTTTCGGATCAGTGATTTTTAAGTCTTTGTCTGCGCTATAAACGTGGCAAACCGTATGAGGGTCATTACTATTTTTTGCGTCATCAATCCAGATTGAGAGCAAATCACCATCATTCGCCGCTTGAGTGCTGATGGTTAGTAATAACGGATTTTTATGCGCACCTTGCGCAGTAGTGATCGCGTCAACGAATGCTGATTGTGGACCCTGCACCTGCCCTACTTCATCAAGTATTGCTAACACTGGAGATAACCCCTGTGCGGTCTTACCATCAGCCGCCAACGCTTTATATTCGACGTTCATAGGCAAGCCTATCAGCCGCTTGCCACTTGGTTTAATCGAAACAATATTGCTTAATTTAGGGTTAAGCGAATCATCTTTACCGCGAGATTAAACACTAACGCCGCTTGTTCACGGCTTAAGGCCCCGCTCACAATCTGACTATTTAAAATCGCCACTGGGCCGACCAAGTGGGCTAACAATAAGCAAGCGATTAATGCTGTTTTCCCATTTTTACGACCAATAGATAAAATCCCGTGACTTGTTCCATGCGGATTGTCGTACACATCGAAAATATAATCTTTTTGGAAATCTTCTAACTTGATTGGCTGACCGACTAATGCACCTTCAGGCACAAAGCAATAACGCTCGATGAATGCAATTACTTTTTCAGCCGTTGTCATCAGTTAATCACCCTTGCTATTAAACCGTCATCGTCATTTATTGCGTTTCTTGCTTCTTGATAAAGCTGATTTGTCTTAACCTGATCTCGACTTTCGCCATTTGTGGCCCTGCTGTGGATTTGTAAACTTCGACACATTTGAATTTCTCGCTTATACAAATCTTCAATAACATAATGCAATGGATGCATTTTCATTGTACCGGTATCCGTTTTCACCCACCGGCGAGCCGAAGTAGCTAATTCTTTTTCGTAATCATCAATTTCAACATAAAGTTTAGCGAGTTTTACCGCTCGCTCTTGATCAATTGGCGTCCAACTCTCCAAAGCTCTGCTCGGGATAATACTTTCCCAATACCGCATTTCCGCTTTTGTTAATTTTTGCGGCGGCTCCAATTTTGTTTGAGCGGCTTTATTAGCTAAAACTTTCGCTTCGGTGCTGTCGCTTCTTATTTTGCGTGCGCCCATAAAAACCACTCCATAAAACCATAAAAAAGGGTATAAAAACTGTAATAGCGATAAAATAGAGTTCCCAG